GGATAATTTTCTCGGTGGACGCCGTATCATTATAAAAAAAAGCCTTTGCCGCCTCGGTTGCCTCGGCAACTGTTAGAACTGTTGGACTGCTCATGAACTTTACAACCTCACCATAGGTCTTACGGTAGGTCGGTGAACTCGGGTCATCATCAAAGGCTTCTCCAATAACACCAATCGACAAGTTTGTTCCCTCACCTGTAAATATAACCCCATTGTAGGAATCATCAATACTTAAAGAGCGATTGATTTGAAGTAGGACTGACGCCTCTCCGTCACCATAGGTCTCAACTGGAGTTCCCAAATCAGGGTCAGGGATTGGTCTCATACGAGCAATTCCATTCTCATCAAAATATAAATCCATTGCCGCGGACTCAGCAATCTTGAGAGCCTCACGCCAAGGGTCGGAGCCTTGGTCTAATGTTGGATAGAGCAAGGTAGTTACTTGTCCAGTAGCAGGGAAGATTGTTTTTACTTGCGGGTATCTAAACTCTAAAATTTGTTTGATAGCCGTCTCTTTGGCTGTGCCATCCTCGATAAAGAACTCATGGTTTGTGAACTTAGCCCGAGCAAGAAGTAAACTACGGTCAGAGCCTTTTATGGAAATCTTTATGCCTTGGGCTGTATCTGTAATGTCCACACCCGTAATTACAAATACACCAAGGGGAACTAATTCTTCGGTGCCATCGGCAAACACGACACCTCTATAAATTTTTACTTCTCGGTTGTATGGCAAGAAAACTGCTGACCTATTATTCTGTGGGACTAAGGTGCCGTCTTTATCCACGAACTCTAAAGAACACTCGCGCCGAATTGAACGGCGGTTATCTATGCTGACGCTTCCTGATATGGGTTGAGCCGTGCTGATAATAGTTCCGTTGGCTACATCAAAAATTTCTACCTTGACCGTTGTAACATGAGATTTCTTGACAGCCTCTTTGAATGAATCTGAAACTGGATACATTATGGTTTATCTACTTCGAAGTAAGTCACCTTTATCGTTCGAATCAAATTACCTATCTTGCCTGATTCAGTCCAGTTCCTATCTACAAAGCGAACATATTTTTGACGACCTAAAGGGTCACGGACAAAAAGAGTTCCTTGATAAGTAAGGACTGGATATAACTCATCCCAATCATCTTCTCCTTGAGTTGTAATTTCATAGGTGCCATCAACTCCATAAATAGATTGTGAGACAACGACAGACTTGGAGGCGCCAAGGGGTTTGAATACGCCGTAGGCTTCAACAATAGTTTGAGTCAAGGGCTGTTGGACTTTAATTCCTGCGACTCGAATGTCCTCATCTTCAGGTGCGACAAATGACCATGTTAGAGGGTTATCAACAACGATTGGAGCAGAGGATGTAAAACCTGAAGAAATAGTAGACATTAAATATCCGCCCTTGTTTTTGCTCTGTATTGGAATGGGGTATCTAGGGGAACTTCATAATCGTCAATTTGAGCAATTTGAGAATCATCTGCTGTGACTGGACTATTACGAAGGGCTGTGAAAGTAGTCCCGCCGTCATCGGAGCGCTCAACATCAAATCTAAAAACAGCAAAACCGCCACGGGTAAACACGGGTGAGTCCCCTGCGTGAAAAGCAATCTCATCTACATAATGAACCCCACCCGCGCTCGCGCTAATTATTTTTACAAAGACTTGGGCATGGGTAGCAGTTGCGGGGGCTATAACTGTTGCGTTTGCCGAGACAAAAGCCGAACTGGTTGCACTTACCGCTGTTCCAAAAGTTGTACTTATTGTGGCACCAGTCGAAGTAAGATAGCGAATACCTACGGCGCAAGAACGAGTTGTACTTCCTGCCTTAAATTTAGCAATAGCAGAAAACTTTTGACTTGGCTCGACTACAAATTTTGTACCAGTAGTTGTTGATGCGGTGGCGTCTCCCGCCGCGGTTGCTGTTATTTCTAACGAGGCGGAACCTGAAGAGGATTGAGCGGTTGAGCGAGCAATCGCACAATTTGTATCGGCTGTCCATCCAGTTGTGTTTGTCTCAAGAGAGGCTTGATTGGGACTCAAGACATTTGTTCTACCAAAAACGGTAACGGTGACCGCTTCAATATCGCTATCATAGAAAGCACTTACAGTAGGAGTGGCTGGAGCATCAACATCAATGACGAACTGACTGAAAGCGTAATCGCTAAAGTAGTTAGCACCGTTGAGCAACTGAGCAACTTTCACATAGGCTCTAAATGTTGTGCCATCGGCTAAGTCTGCTTCGAGTGTTTGACCATCATTACTAGAGGTGACAACCCCTGTCTCTACTGTTGGCGTAGAAGTCTCAGGGTCGAATCCTGCTCCGTTATATGTAGTCGCTTCAAAAATCTTTATCTCGTATGCGCTTTGTGGGTCACCATCTGTATCAGCATAAGTCCAAGTAACTGAAGGAAAAGTAGTATCCGTGATAGTTCCACTTGGCGCCGTTACTGTTACGGTTGGTTGAGTTGTAGTTTCTACATCAATAAAAAGAGCAACAAGTTCAGCGCGGTCACCGCTAATGATTGAGTTGTCTGTAAACTTCACAACAAGATTATCAATTAGGGTCTGAGTCCAAGCCTGACCATTTGGGGCAGTTGTTAGTTTCAAAGCCGTATCAAGGGTCGTAATACTTAAAGTGTTTGCTTTAGTAAAAGGAACTGAATAGTAAACCTCTCGACCATTTCGGTCTGTGATTACTCCTAGACTCAACTGGATACTACCCGTAGTTCCTATTGTGGCGCGAGCGCGAAGATTGATAAAGGCAATTTTTTCGGTAGCACCTAAAGTAGTTGTACCAAACTCTGCTTCATAAAAAGCGGGGACTGTTGTGCTAGTGCGTTTGATAAATGTTGCGTCATTATTATCAGCGAGCGCCGCATGAACTGAAGCCGAGCCACCTGTAATAGTAAAAGAACCCGCGTTGTTCCAGTTTGCGTTAGGGCGAAGTACATAAGTAGCCATTATTTGTTAGCCAACTCCTTTGCCAATATAGCGAATGTCTCTTGAATTCTTTGGACAATTATGTCGCCCTTTTCATCAATGTTTGTTGCTCCTGTTGTATCGACATTGACTACAAAGGCTCCCTGTTCAATAACAATGTTATTACCTTTTAGTGCGCCAATGCTTGCCTCTGAATCTGTGACTCGGGCAAGACTGGCTTGAGCGTTTCTAATCTTCTCACCAAACGCCGCCTCTGAACCAAAGCCTCCAATAGCCGCACCTGCAAAACTTATTTGTTTCTGTAAATCATTTATTTGAGCGATTGCTTCAACTCCTCCGCCCAAGATAGACGCCGCAAGTTGAGCGCCCTTGATTGGTCCTGATTCGACTATATCTTGAATTGCTTTAGCATCAAGTCCTAGACCCTGAAGAGTGAGGATTTGATTGGCAAACTGTTGGCTCTTATCCAAACGCATCCGCATGTTCTCAATAAGTGATTTAGCCTTTGGAATAAATCCGTCAGGCAACTCAACTCCCTTGAGACCAGCAAAACTTAGGATTGTGTCTTTAAGAGAATCAGCAAACTGTTTAGCCGCATCCTGTAAATCGGTAAGCACATCACGCATAGACTCAATACCTGCCGTCATTGCGTCACGAATCTTCTTCATGAGGTCAGCAGATTTTTGTAACTCATCAAGGGTCTCGTCATCTTCGCCATTGATTCCTTCTAGGGCTTCAGCGCGTTTTCTTTCCTCTTCAAGAATATCTCCAAAGCCAAGACCCGTTTTTAATTTATCTGCAAGGTCGCCAAAAGCATCTGTTATTTTTCCAAGAACATTTCCAGTAGTAAAAGACTTCACAGCGGAGGCAAAACCAAGAATTGACTCTCCAGCCTTGAGGCTCAAGGAACTCAAGTTCTCAACTAGGAACTTACCAACCTCAACATCTTTTAGTCCTTCCATAACATTAACTAACTTCTCAAGTTGAGGAATCGCTAAATCAACTACATCGCCAATGAAGTCCCCGAGAATGTCGCCCACTTCAAATCGTTTTAACTCATATACAAAGTCGCCAAGTTTCCCGACTGCTCCACCAATAGTCTTAGACGCCGAAGAAAGCATATCTACCAACATTGTTCCAAGTTTGATGTCAGATGCTTCAAGAATTACATTGCCAGCCATTTTAGCGAAACCACCAACAGCCTGTAATCCGTCAGAGATAGACTGGACAAGCGCCTCAGCCATAGGAACTTTTGTCACCTCAAGGATTGTGTTACCAATTTTTTGAGATACAGCACCAATGTTTTTAAGACCGCCTGAAATAAAATTAACTAAGTCGGTTCCAAATTGTTTCTCACTCAGACCACTTGCTGACTTACTTACAGCCAGTAGAGAGTCGCGGACTTTACCTACTTTGCCAAGGAGTGTGTCAAAAGCGGTGTCTGAAATAACTTGCTTTGTAAAATTTCTAACGGTATTGACGACAGCCATAATAGGTTTAGCAACAGTATTCGCTACTTGTTCTGCCTTGTCTCCAATCGCAAGAATCCCCGTGCCAAGGCTTCTAACTGAATCCGCAAACATCGCAGTAAATCTACTACTTGCCAATTTGTCTGCTATGCCCCCCAAAAATTCATTTACGGTTACGGCTAAACTCTTTACAAAAGAACCAAATTTTTGAAGCGATTGGGCAAGCAGTTGAGGAATAAAAGTTATTGCCTTGCCTACACCCTCAGCAAAATTATTGTATAAATCAATAGCGCCTTCTAAAGCCTTGCGGTTACCATCTAAGAAGTTATACAAAGCACCTACGAGTTTGGCTAGGAAACCGCTTACTTTTTCAACTAGGGTGAAATAAATGCTGGCAATAAAGTTAATGACCTTGGCTATGCCTTTACCAATAAAAGAGTTAGCATCAAGTAGGTCGCCAAGGAAACTGATAAATATGCCAATGTATTTGAAGATACCCCCAAAGACGGTAGCAAAAGCGTCCATTAAAAAGTCAAGGACTCCTGCTATTAACTTACCAACTAGAGAATTAGTATCAAGAAGGTTACCAAGGAACTCAATAAATACTCCGATAAATTTGATGATTCCGCCAACTACTGTGGCAAAGGCTTTGAAGAGGAAGTCAAGAACTCCCGCGATTACTTTACCTACGATGCCGTGGGTATCAAGCAACATTCCCAATCCCTCAAGGAAGAAACCAATAAACTTTAAGATGCCTCCAATTACTATGGCAAAGGCTTTGAACACAAAGTTCATAACTGCTCGAACTACTTTGCCAAAGGCTGTCTGTCCGCTAGTTACATATTTCAAAGCATTGAGGAACATCATTAAAGTCTTAACTACGCCAATGACCACGGTTAGAACAGTCTGATAAATGAACTGGAACACCTGAATTAAGGTCTGACCAAAAGAAGTAGTTGGAGATATGGCTGTACCAAAAGCAATAAGAAGATTACCAAGTCCAGTTAGAATAAATGACAGCGCTGTGCCAACTGCCTGAGCAACTGTGTTAAAGACTTCTGTGACTACATTGCGGAAGGTCTCGCTGTTTTGCCAAGCATAAACAAACGCCGCTACAAGGGCAACAATGCCAGCGACAACTAACATGGTAGTAGAAGTAAGAATAGCAATGGCTCTTGTCAATTTTGTTTTAGCGATTGTCAAAAGGTCAGTTGCTTTTGTTTGTAATTTAGTATAAATCGTAAGAGCAATATAACCAAGACCAAGAGCCGTAATAGCGGTTACGACAATGTAAAGAATAGTTTTATGCTCTCTAAAAAACTTAGTTGTTTTTTCAATAGCAAAGGCAATGCCGTTAATTGCTTTAGCAAAGACCATGACCGCTCCAGCCATTACTTTGCCAAATATATCTCCAATGTTTTTACCTACACCCAATAAAGGTTGTAGGGCTGAAAACAGACGACCCATTGCTGTCTGAACTTGGGTAGATGTCATAGCCATGGCTACAAATGCAACTGCGATTGGACTTATCTTACTGAGAAGTTGTCCAAAGATAGGCACATTTTGAAATACAGCCTTACCAGCCTTGGTTGCAAAGTATGTTCCAAATGCCGCTATAACGGGAAGAATCATTTCAAATTTACTCGCAAGGTCATTAACCTTAGTACCAGTCTCATCCATACCCGCAATGAAATCTGAGAATTTATCTATGGCTGTTGCTATTGGAGTTGTTAATTTTACAAATACTTTTTGGATAGCCTCAACGATTACTGATAATTTACCCCCCGACTCCACGGCATCAATAAATGTTTTCTCAAACTTAAAGGCAGATTTAATAATTGGTCCAAAGCCTTTGACCAAAGCCCCACCCATAGCCACTTGCAAGTCATCGTGCAAATCGCCAAACATTGTTATGAGTTTGGCTGGAGATTCCATAGCCAAGGCATAAGCGCCCGCCGCTTTGGCTCCTTCTTTCAAGACTAAATTTACAACCGCTTGACGCCGTTCATTCATAGTTAAGTCTTTAGAGGCTTTACCGATAGAACGGGCATATCTGTCATAAGCGTCAGAGGCTCCAGTAGTAATACCTATCTGACGAAGAACTCGGGTGTTACCTGTTGTGACTGCAAAGGTGACCGATTGAAGCGCTTGTTCTGCACTTGTATTTGAGGCAACAGATAAATTTTGCGCCGTTGTTGCAAGTTCCGTTGCCTTAGACAAATCTATATTTGATTGTGCAAACTTCAGCGTGGTCTGTTGAGCAACTGAGGCTTTGATGCCTAGGTTTCGCATACCATCGGAAGTCGCTTTAAGGGCTTCATAACCTTTACCACTTGATGCTCCGACTGCCTCAAGTGCTAAATCTAAGCGTTCAACTTCAGCCGCCGCTTTGAAAGACTTCACTCCAAAAGCAATAAGTCCAGCAATCGCCGCGCCTGAAGCAACGCCGATTGCTGTTAATGAACCTTGTAATTTAGATGAAGCCTGTTGGAACTCATTAGCCGATTTAACGGCTTTATCCATGCCTTGAGTGAACTGGGCTGAGTCCGCCGATAACCGAGCGCGGACTTCCATGGTAGGTGATTCAGCCATTTATCTCCTAGCCTTCGCTCTTCTCTCGGCTTTCTCGCGCTCTTTTTCTTTGAGAAGATAGAACGCGTTCCACTCAGTTAATTCCATACTGCTAAGTGGGCGGTGGGAACCACTTCCGTAAAGAAGTTCTCCCACCGTCCTACCTAACTTTTCTGCTATTTCGAAAAGAAACCGTCTCTCAGGATTCTTCAGGAAATCGAGCCTGTGATTCTTCTACCGCCTTGTCACCTAGACCTGAACTGCCAAGAGCCTTTGTTGCCAAACGCTCAATGACGGCGCCATTCTTTGAAAGAATCGCTTCACGGTCATTTTCGGTAAAGACTGGTAGACCCGTTTCAGGGTCGAATACAGTTGCGATAACAGTCCTTGCGTACATATTAGAGACATCAACTTTATCTGCCGAGGTCGCCCCTTCAGTAAGTCTTGCTCTTTGTCCAGCCGTCATAGAACGAATCTCTACTGAAACTTTCCATTCAGGAACTTCCAGTAACTCTTTCGTAATATCGTCTGCTTCGAATATCTTTCCGCGTAAATCTGCCATTTCTTTTTCTCCTTGGGACACTAGGTTGGTCACGATAATTTATTAAGTTTTTTTAAGGCAATTACTACTAAGCGTAGGTACCGCGTGTTACGGCGCCTGTTACTTGGAATTCGGCTGAGTACGAAACTACATCTCCGACAGCACCGCTCTTCTCGTAAGAAGTTAGAAGTGCCTCTCCTGTGTACTTGACCATCGATGCTGTTGAGCCTTCAGGACCGTACTCGAATGAAACTGAATCTGCTTTTCCTACGATTGCCGCTAGGTGAGCATCAACAGTTGCGTCAAAGTTTCCTGAGACGCTTATAGTTGCATCTGTTAATCCAACAACATAAGACTTTGCGGATGAACCAAAAGCGCTGGTTTCGGCGGTGTCTACTGATTGTGGGAATGAAACATCTGTAAGGGTATTGCTAATATCGGTAAGGGTTCCAGCGTTGTTGTCTACCTTGAATACGGTGGATTTACCATGTCTAAATGTTGGCATTTTTTTACCTCCTAGTAAAAGCCACCACAGGGGTAGCCGAGCCTGATGAACCTGCGACTGTGTATACAACTCGTAGGTATCTATTGATTGTTGTTCCGCTTGCAACCTCAACTCGTTCTGAGGTTTTCTGAGTGCTTGTAACGGTTGTGAAAGAAACTAGGTCAGCAAAAGTTGAGTTATCTGCTGAGTGTTGTACCTTGACACCGATTGTTCCGTTACGGGTATTAACTGGAACTGACAAGAATCCCGCTCCGCCATTTGTGGAGGAAGTGGTGTTATCTACGCCTGTTCCATTTCCAGTCGCGGAAACAGTTGCACCCGAGGAAAGTATTACCCCGTGTTCAACTGCATCTGTTGATTGGAATTCTGCGCTTGCTTGGACAACATCTGCGATGGCACTTGAGACCTCATAGGATG